GTATCCTGCTATTGCATCATCAACAAGACTAATAACTCCATCATTGAGAACTTGGCCCCAACTATTTGGATTATCTCCATCGCCTTGTTTTGTAAGACGTAAACTGGATGTATATGTACTAGCCATTCTCTATTCCTTATACCATTGGTTTATTTGTTCTACATTCTGATAATCTTAACTCTATCTCATCAAAGCCAGTAAGATTTTGTATCATTCCTATTTTATATAATTCACATTCTTCTATTGTATTAAAAGGACCAGTAGCACTATGTTCTATTACAACTTGATTGTTTAGATGAAGTAAAGTTATTGCAACAATAGATATGTAATAGAACATAGTATACTAAAACTACTCCTTCACTTCTTCTGGTTCTTTCGTTTCAAAAGAACCTAGTAGTTCATTTGTAAATGTATTTAAAGCAACTTGTACTTGATCAAGTTGAAACTTTAAATTATTAGCTTTTGCTTGTAAGTCTTTTATCTGATTAATAAAGTAATGCTGTTGTTCAGACAAATCATTCTCTTTATAATCAGTACCATTTATATGTATGATGTTTGACTCTTCAGCTTCCATAGCGTTCTCATTCACTTTGTATCTCCTTAATTATTTATGAACATAACTATTATACCATACTTTACTTTATTATGTAATAGTTTTCCATACTTTAGGTTCACTTAATCTCATACCAGATATAAAATTATATCCATGTAATTCACTTGCAGATACAGGATACCTTTCTCTATTATCTAATATAATTGTATCATCTTCTGTATCTACACCACAAACAAGATGTCCTCCACCTGTTTCAACTTTACAAAAGATAACTCTAATATTTTCATCAGCTATTCCAGACTGAGATAATAGTAAAGAACATGTAATTGCAAAGTCATCACAGTCTCCTTCCCATTGTCCATCTAGTTTATCTAAACAATCTCCCCAATGCTCTACTACACCATGATTGTCTACATCACGTTTGTAGTTAAAACCTTGAAAAACTTTATTAAAGACTTCTGTTATTGTTTCTTGCATAGTTTATGCTCTGGTTCTCTTGCACACAAATCAATATGTCCTAAAGGAGCAACAGTCACTGCACCTTCGCCTAACTTTTTCTTTTCAGCAACACAAGCTGTTACTAATAATAGTGATAAAATAATAACTGCTATTCTCATTACCAAGGTATTCCACTTCCTTGTGTTGGATTTTCTTTCTCTGCAATTTGGGCAGCTACATTTGCCTCAGTTGCTGCCACTTCATCAGCACCAAGAGCATCTTTTGCCCAACCTATTGCTTGCTCTTCTGTTATGTCTGCATAGGCAGTAAAGTTAGACAAATCATCAGTAGAAAGACCAACAGTGCCATAACACCGTCCTGTGTTCCCATCTGCATCTTCATCCTGACAATTCCAATGTACTACATAGACTACATCAGTGTGATCATTCAAGCTGGTGTAGTAGTTTAAGTTTGTTGCTGTCCACGTTGCTGTCATTTTATTCTCCTATGATTCTAATGCGGTTATTCTTGCTTCTAGTTCTTTGATCGTGGCTACCAGAAGAGGAACTAATTTTGATTGATCAATACCCTGATAATCTGGGACTGATCGAGTTCCAATTTCTGGTGGAGTAACTTCATTACCATCATCATCAAAAGTTGCTGGAGTGATTTCGTATTGTTCGTCACGCATCGCATCTTTCTCACCACGAACTGCTTCTGGAACGTGGTCTGAAACTTCATGAGCTAAGAAACCATCTACTGTAGTATCTGGATCTGCAATGAAGTTAAACCTAACTGGATTTAACTGCTTCAGTCTTTCAGTAGCACCAGTGATTGCAGTGACATTTTCCTTGAGTCGGTAGTCAGAGGAAGTATTATATGCTGTTGCACTACCTGTAACAGAAATACTTCCTACACTTGTTCCGTTTTTCTGAAATAGTGCTGTATCACCATCAGATGTAAGACGGTTTAAATATAGCTGAGTATCGCTTCCTCTAGCAATTTGAAGAAACCCATCTCCCATACGGACACCACTGTTGCTAGATTGTCCAGTAATGGATATTGAGGTGGTTCCAATAAGCACGTCACCATCTGCCGTTATACGCATCCTCTCAGAACCTGAAACTGAAGTACTATTAGCAGCAGTATAAAACCTTATAACAGTAGCAGTATTCATAAGAGAACTACCACCACCTAAATAAAGATCATTATACCCACTACCAGCAGATCCCATAACCATTGCCATAGGTTCTTCAGCATTGGTATAATGTGGTGTAGCTATTCTACCAATTTTTTGAGTTGCATCTGTTACTGTTGTTCCACCACTATCCGCACCAACTCTCAAAGCTACAGAACCTTGTTGGATTGCAGCATCACCTTTTACGGTAAGTTTATAAGATGGGCTTGTCTCGCCTATGCCAACCTTATCGCCATTACCAGAGACATTCAAAATAGGTGTAAAGACAGAACCATCGTTGTTGAACTCACCCATCTGAAGCAAGTCGTTAGACTTTTGGAAACCCATCCGCTGATAAGCACCACTAGTTTCTTTTAGCTGAATTGTAAAAGCACTAGAGCCACCATCCAGATCAAGAAGACCTACAGGGCTGGAGGTGCCTATCCCAACATTACCAGCAAAGGTTGCATTTGTTGTTCCAGTTGGGACTGAAATAACACTTGCTCCAGCATCATTAACAATCAAAATATCATTTGTTGAACCTTGACCACTAAGAACTAAACCATGTGTAGCATTTTTATATATTTGTGTTGCAGAAGTAGTTCCTGTTCCTGCATTTGTAAAAGTAAGCTCGCCTGTTGTGATAGTTACATCACCAGCAAACGTGGCTCCCCCTGTATCCAAAACAAGAGAGCCGTCATGGTTCAGCGTCATCTTAGGATTGCCCACGCCGTGATTCTGAACTTGCCAAAAAATCTCATAATCGTTGGTATTCACAGCATCAAACGCCATGAAGCAACCACCAGCAAATGAACCAGGAGCGCCAAGGTCGTTTAGGCCGATATAACGTGTTAGTGATCCACCGTGTGCTGCATCAACTTGCCCCAAACGGATGCCGTCACCGTTAGCTACTGTAATATCTAAAGCGTTTTCAGGTGAGGAAGTCCCAATGCCAACATTGCCTGATGAATTAATACGCATACGTTCTGTGCTAGCTGTATAAATAGAGTAATCATCAGCCGCAGAATTACCTGTTGCACGAGTAGAACCATCACCAAAATAGAACCATCCACCATCATCAGCTTTGATACTTGGAGCGTCAATGTTTCCAGCAAATGAGGCTGTGCCAGCAAACGTGGCATTTTGGCTTGAGTCTATGGTAAGGGCATTTGTCGTACCGTTTCTAAACTTGAGATAATTTGCTTCAGTAGCATGGCTTTGTCCTCGCAGAATAATATTTCCACCAGCGTTATTTGCGTTACCGCCAGCTATTGATAATGAACCAGAATCTATTGAAGTGTAGATAGAACCTGTTGAACCATTAAATAATGCATCACCAGCAAACGTGGCGTTGCCTGATTGCGATAGTGTTAAAACTGCATTGCTGGCTGTTACGTTAGTTGAGTTAGCTGCATTAGCCAATGCAAAAACCATATCGCCATTACGATTTGCATCTTTAGCTTGGAAGAAAATACCACCTTTGCGATACGCTGTATTAGCACCAGAAGAAACACCAAAGATAATGTTGCTTAAATCATTTATTGCATCATTGCTATTAGTGACAAACATTCCAGAGCCAGTGGAACCACCTGCTGTGGAATATTTTGTTTCTACGTTGCCAGAAAATGTGGAGCTATTGTCATCACCGTCCATCGTCATGATGACATTTGTATTTGCAGCAAACGTCATGGCGTTGGTAGAAGGCTGATAACGAATGTAGCCTTCGTCACGGTCCCCGCTATTGCCGAACTCAATCATACTGTCGCCAGATGTCCCGCCGATCATGGTTATGCGACAGTTATCCGATGCGTCATTGTTATTTACAAGCAGGAGAGCAGAAGTTGCCGCTGGAACTGTGCCAACACCTTGATTGACCGTCAAAGCAGTAGAACCGTCATTGCTAATCGTCGTCGCACCAGCAGATAACGTACTAGAAAACGTACCTGTAGTGAAACTACCAGCAGCCGCAGTTGTTCCACCTATGGTAGTGCCATCAATGGTCCCACCGTTGATATCTGCAGTGGTCACTGTGCCAAGGTTGCTGATTGTTTGACCAGCAAATGTAGATGTACCTGCCGCTGTGATGCCACCATCCTTGATCAACAAAGAATCAACAGTGACTCCCCCAGCCGCTGTTGTTTCAGAGATGGTATCAACGGTGATAGATTGTCCAGCTGTGACAATGATGTTATTAGCACCAGTGGTATTACCGTTGGCAAGTATTTCTGATAAGGTATCAACGGTGCCAACCTGTGAGTCAACATAAGTCTTGATAGCCTTAGCACTGGCAAGGGTGTCATCACTGGCACTTACACTGGTAAGGTCTGTGTCTACACTGGTGACTGCAGTTGAGCTAGCAATGGTAAGACTGCTAAAGCCACCTGTGGACTGTGTTGTAGCTCCTATGGGTGTACCATCAATGGCACCACCGTCTATGTCTACAGCTGTGTAATCCTGGGTAGAGATAGTACCAAGACCTAGGTTAGTCCTGGCAGCTGCTGCTGTACTGGCTCCTGTGCCTCCGTTGTTGACAGGTACTTGACCACTGATGCTTACAGTGACATCACCTATGGAAGCATCTACAGCTAGGGGGCTAGTAGCTGCAAGAGTGGCTACACCTGCAAGGTCAGTTCTTAGCGTAGATCTTCGAACTTTCTTGGTTTCATTTTCGCTGATGTCTACAATGACCAGTACGTCATCATCAGCAATGCCGCCTAGTTCAACCTCAGTAAGCTCAGTGATCTTTTTATTCGTTGCCATTTAACTTTCCATCCAATCAATAAATAAGTATGCTGTGCCAGCACTAGATATAGCTGCTATTTTTTCACCATCTCCAGCACCAGGTGATGAATCAGGCTTTACAATAAAATGTTCAGAGTCACCATTGTGTATAAAACTAGATGTACCATCAGTTGTAGCCGTAGGATTTAAACCTACTTTGACATAATTTAAAGGACTTCCACTTGTTCCATGTGCTCTAAGTTGAACTATACTAGCACCAAATGGACAAGTTCCAGATTGTGCACTTGTGGTAGTAATATCTACTCGTTCACTCTTTACAACTCTATGAGCATATGGATGTTGACGAGCCATTTAGCCCTCCAAGAAAGTAACATTTACCGTAGCTGTTCCGATGCTGGCTACCTTTTCACCATCTGTTGCTGTGGGAGAACTATCTCCACGAATGACAAAGTAAGAAGCATCAGCTGGTTCAATCAAAGTACCTGCAGCTGTGGCTGTTGGGTTTGGTCCTATTACTATGTTTACATTTGCACTGGTTGCTACTCTAGCTATGGTGCATCCAAATGGAGCACGTCCACTTTGTGCACTGGTGCCTGTGCTGGTTATGTTCTCGCTACTGATGATACGAGATGCTATGCTATTTTGATATGCCATGTCTATGCCTTTATGTTCTTGTCAGAGTTCATTTCAAATCCAAGCTCAATACCTTTAAGTTTAAGCTCTTCACGTTTTACCGCCATTTCGTGTTCTATCTCTACACGTTCAAGTTCTACCTTTGCAGCTTTTAGTTCAAGCTCTTTTGCTTTGACTTCTGCTTCAAGTTGTTGTGCCTGTGCTTGTACTATCAAGGCTTGTGCTTGTGCCTGGGCTAGTTGATCTTGTGCAGATGGTCCTTCTTGCTGTGGTGGTGGTGGCACAGAGATGAACTTGTCTATGTTTTTGATACCTAGCTCAGTTGCCATATTTCTGACAAAATTATAGGCATTTTCTGGTGTTACAAGCCCTGGTATCTGTGGTGCTACCTGTTGAAGCATCGTAGACAAATTGGTCATTGCTTGGACTTTTATGTCCTGATTACCATATCCAATGCCAACTTCTATGTTGACATCCATGTTTTCTTTCCAGCTAGAAGGATCTATCTCGTAATAGACATTATCTAGTCTGACTATTTTGTTTCTGTCTTCATATTTCTGTACCAAGTTGTAAATTGACTTGAACATATTGCGAACACCAGTGTCTGCAAATATTCTGGCAATTAGCTCAAGTCTGCCTTGGGCATTTGTCATAGCACTGTTAGCTGCACCTGCCGTGACATGTGATTTTAACAGATCAGCACTTAGACCTTGTGTCTGTGGGTTTACACCAGTGCGTCCTGTTTTAATGTTTTCCCAATATTCCAACATCTGGAAGCTGTAGTTCTGTAATGCTGGTGTTTGAATAGGTTGTAAGGCATTAGGACTACGAGTTCTGACGATACCACCAGGTCTACTGGTCAACAAATCATCTATGTTTACTTGACCTTCTACAACTTGGAACCTACCGTTGTTAGCAAGATACATATTGTCAAGTAGGTTTCTGGTCAAGGTTGACCTGATTAGCTGAATGTCTTGTACCGTTTCTGCTACACTTAACCCATAGAACTTATGAGGTATCGGTATGGGGCAAATTGTGCTGAATGGTAACTGGTCAATTGGTTCAATGTCTAATAGCTCATCTCCAGCATGACAAATCTTATGGAGAACACTAATTCCAGAACCATCCATGTCTATCTTCATGTAAGACTCGTAGATCTGTACGACAATCTCTGAGTCAGCTGCAGCTTGGTTTGGATAGACATCTGTAGAGTCATAGGCATGTCGTGCCATGTACTCTTGACTCGTTGTGATGTCATCTGCACCACCTACATATCCAGGTAGGCTATCGACAACTTCTGGGTCATAGCCCATCTTGATAAGCTCAGACCTAGACTTGTGTGACCTGTGACAAATAAACCTTGCATCTTCTAAGGTTTTAGCACCACGGTTAATCAGGAACTCTTCAGGTGGTACATTTTCTACCGTGACTTTTCCTTTGATCTCTCTACGGGCAAAGGTGACATCATGTGTTACCTCTTCATATTCTACCATCATGCCCGTTTGTGGATCAGGCTGTTCCTTTACCTCTATTGTTTCAGAGTGCTCAACGATGTCTATGTCGTCATCTTGCATCAACAATGAGTATTCTTGATCAGTTAAGTTCTGATAAGACTCAGTTGTTGTTTCTTCTAGTTCTTCCCAGAAATGCTTGACAACACCTACTTTTTGCATCAATGCGTCTAGGAAAAAATTGTAAAGTACCATAAACCCATCGTTCTGTTTGTAGAACACATGGTTTACATAGTTGGTAGCTTGTTCAGCTATGGCTTCATCCTCTGGTCCTTCAGGGACAAAGTTGACTATTTTCTCTCCAGCTGTGAAGATACGCATCAGGCTGGGCATCATCCACATCAATGTGTCTTGTACATCAGTGACAACAACTTGGCTACGACCATCTTCTTCGTTGCCAAAGGGTTCACCATAGAAATACTCCATGGCTTTTTCACGTTGTTGGCTGATCTCTGAGTCCATGTAGTCACTGGACCCATTGATCTCACTTTCTACAAGCCCAATGATTTCTTCGTCTGTTAGGTTATGGGCCATTTATTTTTTCCGTTTTTTAGACTTTGGAAATCCTGCCTTCATATTAGCATAGGCTTTATCAGAGATTGTTGATTTGCTTTTAGGTCTGCTTATGCCCTTGCGTTTTCTGGCATTGATGTTTGCGTATAGTCCTCTTTTAGCCACGTTTCTTTCCCTTTACCTTTTTAAGATCAGCTGCAGTTATCTTTTTTCTAGGTGGTGCAACAGCTGCAAGTTTCTTCTGTTTTGGACTATATTTTGAGTAGGGCATTAAACTATTCCTGCGCTAGAGTATTTTATTTCAGATTCAAAACCATACTTTCTGAATACCGTTTTGCTCTTTTGTCTTTCTCCAAATCTTTCTATGCTCAATGCTGCA